AGATACAGAAAGACAATGGCGATGGTACATTCATAGCACAAAAAATGATAGAGATATTTTGTGGCATAGATCTAAAAGATACATTCAAGATCAAGATAAAAGATATGAATGAGATCATAAAAATACTTAACGATTTATTAGAGATAAAGCCAAAACTAATAAACAGATTTGAATTAAATAATGTAGCATACGGATTTATACCTGTATTAGAAGATATATCATTAGGTGAATATGTAGACATAGAAAACTATATGCAATCCTGGGATGATATGCATAAAGCTATGAGTGTACTGTACAGACCTGTATCAGAAGCATACAGAGATAAATATAATATAGAAGAGTATGAAGCTAAAGAAACAGATGTACTGAAAGATATGCCGTTAGATGTTTGTTTTAGTGCAGTGGTTTTTTTTTACAATTTAGGGATCGAGTTGTCAAGCAATATGATGGATTATTTGACGGAGGAACAACTGAACAACCTCACGGAAGGTCAGCACAGTTTTCTAAACGATGGGGGTGGTATTCAGCAATTTACGAACTCGCTCAAGGACGTATTACAGAATTCGAAAATATCACTAAAGAAAGATTATTAAAATCTTTGAATATATTATTATATATGAAAGAAAAGAACGAAGTAGAACAAGCAGAATTAAAAGCAAATGCCAGGAAACGTAGCAATTAGATCATATTACTTACTAAGCGAAGCGCTAGAAAGTTCATTACTAAACAACAATATAACTAAAACAGTAACAATAGGAGATGTATCTGATGTAGACTTAGGTAAACAATCTATATTTCCCCTAGCACACTTTATAGTTAACAATGTAACTACAACAGAACAAACGTTAGTGTATAGTATTACAGTAATGGCAATGGATATTGTTGACACAAGCAAGTCAGAAGAAACTGATAGGTTTAGGGGTAACACAGACCAGCAAGATATATTAAATACACAGTTAGGCGTATTAAATTTATTAGTACAAAAACTAAGGTTTGGTGATTTACATACAACAGGTTACAGGGTTATAAATGACCCAGTGTGTGAGCCGTTTGTAGATAGGTTTGAAAACAATTTAGCAGGCTGGAGTGCAGATATAAATATAGAAGTAAGAAACGACCAATACATATGTTAATATTTTCAGATAGGTTTAATGCAAGGTTAGAAGATTTTTTTAAAGCTGTAAAGAAACAAGCTAAACAAAATTTAAGTAAGGGTACAAAAACGCAAAGGAAGAAGCGACCTATAAATAATACAAAAAGACTATACAATAGTATAAATTATAAACGTTTAGTGGAAACTGGTGATATACTTGCCTATGGTTTATTTATGGAAGATTACGGTGATTACATCGACAGCGGTGTTAAAGGTACAAAAAGCAACTACCGTGTAAATAAAAATACACCGTTTAAATACACCACTAAACCACCACCATCTAATTTAATAGGTAACTGGGCAAAGAATAGAAATATAAGGTTTAGAGATGCAAAGGGTAAATTTAAAAAAGGCAATTATAATGCCATAGGTTATGTAATAGCAAGGTCAATATTTGAAAAAGGTATAAGGGCTAACAACTTTTTTACTATACCATTTGTTAATGAGTTTAAAAAACTACCAAATGAATTACAGGACATTTTCGCAGATGATATGGTAATACTAATGATTGATAGTTTAATAGAAGCAGGTATAATTAAAAGAGGTAACTAATGGCAAATATATTATTAAGAAGTCCATATTATGAATCACACAGTCAGCCATACGTTAGCCCTAACGTTGCAAAAAGTGCTACGTTGACATTATCAGTAGGCGGAACACAAATAAGCGAAATGAGCAAGGATACAACGTTAAGTGGAACAACTAATCAAGAAACAGGTACAGTGGCATTTGAGATAGCTGATTTATGTAGAGACTATCTTGACATTACATTTAACAATACTTATACTAGCCAAGTAATAGCAATTACAGGTACGCTTACATTTAAAAATAAAACAGTAGATGAAATAAACACAGGTGCTACTGCAACAACAGTAGGTAACGCTGTATCAATAACACACACAGGTTTAGATGGTTACTTTGAATTTACAGAAGGGTTAGGTACAGGGCAAAACAGCGCATTAACATTATCAACAACACAGGACACAGTGTTACAAGACAACACTACAATATATGCACCTGATAACACAGCAGGTGTAATACCTTACTATGATGAAAGTGCAAGTACAATAGTATATCAAGCATTTGCCGCAGGTGATACAAGTGAAACTGTTTTAAGTACAACGTTTGATATTGAAAGGGTATGTACAAAGCACGAAGCATATAAAGTTACATTTGTAAATAAATATGGTGCGTTGCAAGATTTATATTTTACAGGTAAAACAACAGAAAATATTAACGTAGAAAAAACTACATTTAAGCGTAGCATTATAGATAGTAATTCTAGGTACAGTAACCAAAAGCATAGCATAAAACAATTTAACGCATTAGCAAATGAAACATTAATACTTAATTCACCGCAAATGAGTTACGACAATGTTAACGAAGCATTTAAACAGTTATTAGTAAGTGAGCAAGTATGGATATATAAAGATAGTCAAACAACACCAATAAACATAACTAATACAGCAACTAGAATTAAAACAGGTGTTAATGATAAAACAATACAATATACACTAACAGCTGAATATGCGTTTGATATGATTAGCAATATTAGGTAATGAACAATATAGAGTTATATATAAAACTGCCTAGTGATTTAAATTATACTAGGCTTGATTTGTTTAAAGATGAAACAATATCATTAACACAAGTTATACAAGATGTAAAAGATCCAGGAAAAGTATTTACAGATTTTAGTAAAACATTTAGTTTACCAGCTAGCAAAACAAATAACAAGTTTTTCAAGCATTACGAAATATTTACACAAAGCCAAACGTATAGTTTTGATGGTCGTAAAAAAGCAGATGCTAAAATAGAATTAAACAGCGCACCGTTTCAAAAAGGTAAAATTAGGTTAGAGGGTGTTGATTTAAAAAACGGTAGACCTGATACATACAGGATAACATTTTTTGGTGAACAAAACCTAAAGGATATATTAGGTGATTTAAAATTACAAGACCTTGACTGGCTAACTAATTTTGACACGACATACACATCAGCAAATATTATAACAGGGCTAGGCAGCGGTGGTACAGGAACGGTTACAGTTGACAGCGTATCTTATCCTGCGCCACTGGTCACCGCCTTGATAGGTAATTCAATGCGTGCATTTTATTCATCATCAACTACACCTGCATACTGGGATAATACAAAACAAGAAATAAATAAATCAGGTGGTAATTTAAACCCTAGTCAAGGAACTGATTACTCTGGTTATTATTGGAAAGATTTAACATTTAGCGTTAGGTTATATGTTTTAATAAAAGCAATTGAAAAGTCTGATATTACAAAAGATATTAATGGAAACCAACAAATATATTTTAGTGATGACTTTTTTAATTTAACTAACACAGGGTTTTATAATTTGTATATGTTATGCCAGCGTAACGCAGGTAAAATATTAGAAGGACTAGGTGATTCTTATACACCAAACCAACAAGCAAACAGGGGGTATATAGAAGGCAATTTAGCAGCTGACCACGAATTAAATTTACAATTAACAAATTCCACTATAAGACCATATGGTTTAACAACAGGGCAACAGTTTCAATTTACATTAACAGTAAACTTTAGCAATACAACAGACACTATATATGTAGACTTAATTGAAGTTACAAACAATAGGTTAGAAACTACATTTACTTATACAACAAGTCAATCAGGTGGTACAAGGAGTTATCAAATAGGTAATGGTACATATGAATTAAAATTTAGAAGTAGTGCAGCACAAACAGTTACAAGTTTTAGTATAAACCTTATAGACACATTTGATACAAACAGTACAACAAGTATAGCAACAGGTGATGTTGATGGTCCGTTTGATATTCCTAGCGGTGGGTTTGCTTTACGTAGTAATATACCAGACATAAAGATAGTAGATTTTTTATCAGGCTTGTTTAAAATGTTTAACCTAACAGCAACAGCTAAAAATGGAAAAATAACAATAGATACACTAGATGATTTTTATAATGGTGGCACACTTAGAAATATAACAGAGTTTGTTGACAGCACAACTAAATCAGTAAATAAAGCGTTACCGTATAGGGCTATTAATTTTAAATACGAAGACACTGAAAATATTTTAGCAAAACAACACAAAGAACAGTTCCAAAGTGACTGGGGTTCAGCAAGTTATGATGATGATGGTGCATTAGATAGTAACAATACAACTTATGAAATTATACCACCATTCCAGCATATGAAGTTTGAAAGGCTGTATGATGGTAGCGCTGCAAAGAATATACAAGTAGGGCATTTGCTTGATGACAAACGTGAACCATATTTAGGAAAGCCTGTTTTATTTTACCCAATACATTTAAGTAGCACAACAACACCTGCGGCTGAACCTTTTAATTTAGTAACAGAAATAACCGGATATGATGCAGGTTCAAGCCCTGCTGAATCTACACAAACAGCATACTGGATACCTAGTAACAGCCCAGCGTTTGATAATGCTGATGCTGGATACCCTGAAACAATTAATTTTGGATTAGAGCGTGACGAGTGGAACGCATCTTCAGATTGGACTGACACACTATTTGAAAAATATTATAAATCATATATTGTAAATGTATTTAGGTATAACGAAAGGATAACAAAAATAAAAGCGAGGTTGCCGTTAAAATTTTTAACGCAGTTTACATTAGCAGATGAGCTACAAATACACGACTTAACATATAGAATAAACAGCATAACAACAAACTTACAAACAGGTGAAGCTACATTAGAATTATTAAACGGTAGAGAAGCAACAGCAGCAACAGGTTCTGCATCAGCTAGTACAACAATATCATCTAGTAATAGTACAACAGCTAGTACAGCCTGTGGATATTCACTAAACACCACTGTTTATTATACAGGTACACTAGGTAATAGTAACAGATTATATACTGACGCAGGGCTAACAACAAAATATACTGGTTCTGGTAACTTTCACGCTTTTCCTGGAAATTATTATGCAACAATAGATACAAACGGTTATATATCAAATTACCAGCCTTGCCCTACACTAGCACCAACTATGGCAACTGCATCAAGTTCTAACGTAACATATAATTCATTTACAATGAACGGTAGTTTAAATGTAGCAAACGGTACAGTAAGTGCAAGAGGTTTTTATTGGGGTACAAATGCAGTATATACAAACAACACTAAACAAGCTGCATCAGGCACAAGCACAGGGAGTTATACTTATAATATAACAGGTGCAAGCGCTAACACAACTTATTACGTAACAGCTTATGGTATAAACCAACACGGAGAGGGTGTAGGTACAACTGTAAGTTTTAATACAGCAGCATCACCAAATGTACCAACAGTAGTAAATGTAGCAGAAACAGGCGTAGGTACTACATTTTTTACAGCTAACTTAAATATTACAGCTGATGGTGGCGCAACTATCAATGGTGCAGGTTTTTATATGGGTACAGATGCTTCTAGTGCAACTAACAATACGCATTATGATATATCACCAGCACCTAGCACAACAGGTAGTAAATCATATGACTTTGGTGGGCTTACAGCAAACACTACATATTATTACTGGGGTACAGCAACAAATACATATAGCGGCACAAAAGGTGTAGCATCAAGTTATGAAACAGTACAAACATCTGTGCAAACATATTCGTTTAACAATACATACTATAATGCTAATGATGCTTACTATGCTTGTATAAGTAGTAGTCCGCAAACATATTATTCAACTAGTAGTACATTCCAAGCTGGTATAGTTTTATATACAGATAGCGGATTAAATACATTAGCCCCTGACGGTTATTATTCTAGAAGCAATTATTCATATCAAGTATCTAGCGGTAACGGTACATTAGGTACGCAGACTGCGTGTACAACAACAACTGTATTTAGGGTGCGTATAAGTGCTGCATATCCAGGAACAAATTATTATGATATGACTACTGTAGAAGCTGCTGGTTTAAGCACTACAAATGTTATGTATTTTACAGCATACTGGGGTTCAGGAAGGGTTATGTATTCTAACGTTGGTGTAACTAATACATATACAGGTTCTGGTACTTGGAAAACTGATCAAGGTTCAACAGCTTTCGAATATAGCAGATACCCTGAAGGAAAAATATTTTTTGCACGTCGACAAAACTATATAGCAGGTCAATGGACAGATTTAACATCTACAATTACTACAAGTGGCTATGACGATTATGTTTGTCAAGTAAGTTCTGCTGGTGTATTACAAATACTTTACTGGAATTATGATACAGGCGCATTAGCTATTACAGGTTCTGCAAGTATGAGTGGTATAAAAATATCAAGTTCAGGTAGTGCAGATGCTGCAACTGCTTGTTCAACTACACCTAGTACAATAGTTTATTATGACGGTACAAGTTTAAGCAACGGAACAGTTATATATACTGATTCTGCATCAGCTGGTACTACATCAAGCAGCGATAAATTAAATGGTGGTGGTAATTGGTATAAGTTTGAAAATAATTATAGAGCACAAATAAGCAGCACAGGTGTTGTATCAAATTATGCAAGTTGTTAAAAAAACTAAATAAACGTATTATATATATAGATGCTAAATGAAATTATAACATTATTAAAATATTCTAAAGGTGGTACTGAGAATATTGATATAGCAAAAGGTAAAAATAAATTACCTAGTAGCTTTATGGAAGCATACAAACAATTTAAACAAGGGTTAAATGGCAGTTAAAAAAGTAATAGAGTTAGAAGTTGACGTTGATGCTTTACAAAAGTCAGTAACAGAAATACAAAATGACTTTAAAGAATTAAAAGATTCAGTACAAGGTTTTGACCAAACAAGTAAACAAACTAACAAAGATTTAAAAAAAGGTTTTAAAGGTGTTAGTAACCAAGTAGTAAGTTTACAGCAAGGTTTTACTGGTTTAGCGCTTGCATTAAAATCTATTGGTATTGGTTTAGTATTAGAAGCATTTAATACTTTTAAAGCTGTATTACAATCAAATCAAGAAGTATCAGATGCTTTTGCAATTGCTTTTGGTACTATTACAAATTTATTTAATGACTTTGTAAATTTCTTGCTTGATAATTTTGAAAAAGCAACAGGACCTGTAACAAAGTTTTTTGAATCTGATATATTTGAAGGTATTAATAAAATATTTTTTGCATTAGTTACAAGGGTTAAAAATTTAGTATTAGGTATAGGTGGATTAGGTAAAGCGTTAGGGAAAGTATTTAAAGGTGAGTTTGGTTTAGCAGCAGTTGAAGCCCAAAAGGCAATGGAAAATATAAATGATGCTGTTGTTGGTAATGCGGTTGAAACTGAAAAGTTAAGGGAAAAAACAAGAGAACTTGTTGGCACTATTAAAGAACAAGTAAAAAGCGCAAGTGATGCAGCAGCGGCAGAAGTAAACCTAGCAAATGCAGCACAACTAGCAGCAGCTGAACAAGAAAAATTAAGAATAGTTAATTTAACAGCAGCTGAAGATCAAAGGAAAATTAGGGATAATATTTCACTTACTATTGATAAAAGAATTGAAGCTAATGCAAAATTAGGTGAAATACTTGAAACTGGTATAAAACAAGAACAAGAGTTAGCTAAAACACAAAGAGAAGCAGCTGAAGCAGCCTTAGCTAATAACCCAAAATTAATAGAATTAAAAACTGAATTAATTAGGGCGCAAGCAGCAGAGCTTGAAATTACAGAAAGAATAGGTGGTATTCAAGCAGAACAGGAAACTAACCGTGTTGCTTTATTAAAAGAAAAATTAGATTTAAAAAACCAAGAACTTGATGCTGACTCAGCACTAAGGTTACAAGCAATACAAGCAGAGCTAGATATTGAAGATGGTATATTAGACCGTTTAGATTTAGAACAAAAAGTTGCAGATGAAGAAGTAGCTATTGCAAAAGCAAAATTTGCTGAAACAGCTTTATTGTTTGATGAAAACACTGTAGAATATAAAAATGCTTTAGCTGAACAAACAGCAGCAGTAAAAAATGCTAGCGATACAGAAACAAAAATAACAAAACTAAAAGAAGAAGCTAAAAGACAAATTGTTGCAGATGCGTTAGGTGGTTTAAGCCAATTACTAGGGCAAGAGTCAGCAGCAGGTAAAGCCGTAGCAATAGCACAATCTATAATAAACACGTATCAAGGTGCAACAAAAGCATTAGGGCAAGGTGGTATATTTGGTGCAGTAGCAGCAGCAGGTGTGATAGCTTCAGGTATGGCATCAGTTAAAAAAATAGTTGCAACAAAAATCCCAGGAGCTGAAGGCAGCGGTGGTGCAGCTGCAATATCTGGTGTTGGTGCGCAAATACAAAACCTTGAAGAAAACGTGCCTGACTTTAATGTAGTAGGTGCTTCGCCAATAAACCAAATAGCACAATCACTAAACAACCGTCAACCAGTAAAGGCATTTGTAGTAAGTGGTGATGTTACAACAGCACAACAACTAGATAGAAACATTATAAATGAAAGTGGAATATAAAAAAAATAACAATAAAAGTATTATATAATTATGAAGATAGTAGAGTTAATATTAGACGAAGAGCAAGAATATTCAGGTATTGAAGCTATATCTATTGTAGAAAGACCAGCAATAGAAGAAGATTTTATAACACTTAATAAAAAAACTGAATATAAGTTAGCAGAACTTGACAGTAAAAAGAAAATATTATTAGGTGCATTACTAATACCTAATAAACCTATATTAAGGCAAAGTGAAGACGGTGAATATTATATATACTTTAGTAAAGATACAGTGCGTAAAGCTAGTGAATTATATTTAATGGAAGGTAACCAAAACAATGCAACGTTAGAACATCAAATGAATTTAAAAGGTTTAAGCCTTGTAGAAAGTTGGATAGTAGAAGATACCGAAAAAGATAAAACAGCAGTTTATGGTTTAAGTTACCCAGTTGGAACTTGGGTTGGTTCTGTAAAAGTAACAAGCGATAAAGTTTGGGAAGAGTTTGTAGAAACAGGTAGGGTAAAAGGTTTTTCAATAGAAGGCTATTTTCAAGACAAGGCAGAATATAAACAAAGTAACTTGTCTGCAATAGAAGCAGAAGAAGCAGAGTTTATGTTATCTAGTTTAAAAGACCTAGTAAATGGTGTACAAGTAACGTTAGAAAGTTATAACGATTACCCTGACTCTGTTGCAAATAATGCAAAGCGTGGTATTGAAATGAACGAAAAGGTTAATAATAAGTGTGCAACTGACGTAGGTAAAATAAGAGCACAACAATTAGCCAAGAAAGAAAAGATTAGTACAAGCACTATAAAACGTATGTATAGTTATTTGTCAAGAGCAGAAGAATACTATGATCCAAGTGATTCAACAGCTTGCGGTACAATCTCTTATTTATTATGGGGTGGTAAGTCAGCTAAAAACTGGGCAGAAAGTAAAATAAAACAACTTAATTTATATTCACAGGTAATTAACGAAGAATATGCTATAATTGATGACCGCCTTGCATACAGCACACCTGAAAAAGCAGAAGAGATAGCAGAAAATATAGGTTGTGAAGGGCATCATACACACGATTACGAAGGGCAAACTTGGTATATGCCGTGTGAAGCACACGAGACAACACTAAAAAAACCTTGTTGGAAAGGTTACGAACAAATAGGTACAAAAACAAAAAACGGTAGGAAAGTACCAAACTGTGTACCAATAAAAAGATAACTATGAATTGTAACTGCGATTACTGTATTTGTAAATAATGCGTAAAAAAAATAACTACTTTAAAACACCTAGTAGGTCATCCCCAAAAAGTGCTAGGCGTGGCTGTTTGTGTGAAGATAATACATACAATAAAAAGTGCTGCGATGGTAGTTTACAAGCTCAAGGTATAGGGCGAGTATAAAAAAAATACATTTGAAAATATAAAAAAATTTGTAGTGGCTATTATATAGTTATGAATGCTACAGAAATTTTATCTAAGGTCAAAACCTTGTTAGGTGTTGATCCAAGTAATCTTGAAGTTAAAGCCGAAGCAGTGTCTTTGGAAGAATTGACTCTTGAAAATGGTACTGTAATTACAGCTGAAAGTTTTGAAGCAGGTAATGAAGTATTTATTAAAACAGAGGACGAGAAAGTACCAATGCCAGTTGGCGAGTACGAGCTCGGAGATAATAGAACATTAATCGTAAAAACAGAAGGTATGATTGAAGAAATCAAAAATTCAGAAGAAGTCGTTGAGGAAACTCAAGAGGAAACGCAAGTAGAGCAAAACCTAGAAGAAGAAAAATCAGAAATGGGTTATGCTACTAAAGAAGAGATGACAGCTTTAGCGGAAGCCGTTGAAGAAGTCAAGAACCAACTTAGAGAAGTCATTGAAAAAATGATGGACAAAAAAGAGGAAAAAGAAGAAATGGCTAAGCAAGAAGAATTGTCTAAACCAGCTGCAGAGGGTATTAAGCACTCACCAGAAGCTGAAGAAACAAAACTAGGCGCTAAGTATGCTGTTAATTCTAATAAGAATACTACATATAATAGAGTATTACAAGCAATAACTAATAATTAATAATAAAAATGGCAACAACTATATCAAATGACGTTACTAGAATTTTTTCTAAACAAGAAACGTTAACAGCTGCAACAACTTTAACTGCTGCTGATTCAGGTAAAACATATTTAATAAATGGTACAGGTTACACTGTAACACTACCTGCTCCTCACGCAGGATTCCACGCTAAATTTATCGTGGCTGCTGCCTTCACTACTGACTGTGTTATACAAACACCTGCTGACAATAGAGATATTCTAAATGGTGGTGTGATTGTTAACGGTGCAATAGTAGAAGCTGACGCAGTAGATCAAGTAACATTTGAAGACGGTGCAGAAAGCATTGGTGATCACGTTGAAATATCAAGTGATGGTACTAACTTTTATTTATCAGGTAATGGTAACGCAGCTTCATCTATAACAGTAGGGGAACTATAATAATAATAATAATATAATATAAAATGGCAACAACTAATAATTTAACAACATCTTACGCAGGAGAGTTCGCTGGTAAATATATCTCAGCAGCGCTTTTAAGTGGGAAAACACTTGCTGAAGGAAATATTACAGTAGTTCCTAACGTAAAGTTTAAGCAAGTTATGAAAAAAGTAGCAACTAACGGAATTGTAAAAGATTCTACTTGTGACTTTGACCCAACATCAACTTTAACATTAACAGAAAGAATTTTACAACCAGAAGAGTTTCAAGTAAATTTACAATTATGTAAGCAAGATTTCCAATCAGATTGGGAAGCTGTACAAATGGGATTCTCTGCATTTGATAATCTTCCTCCAAAGTTCAGTGACTTTTTAATTGCTCACGTAGCAGATAAAGTAGCACAAAAAATGGAACAAAATATTTGGAATGGTACGAATGCAAACGCTGGCGAATTTGATGGTTTTAAAACTACACTACTAGCTGACGCTGATGTAGTTGACGTAGCTGGACAAGCATCAACATCTGCAAACGTAGCAGCAGAAATTGGTAAAGTAATGGACGCAATACCATCAGCAGTATATGGTAACGAGGACTTAGTAATTTACGTACCTAGCAATATTTACAGAAACTACATAAGAAGTTTAGGTGGTTTTGGTGCTAACGGATTAGGTGCAGCAGGTACTAACAACGAGGGTAACCAATGGTACAATATGGGTAACGCAGTTTCTTTTGATGGGGTACAATTAGTATTAGCATCAGGTTTAGCTAGCGATACTATGGTAGCAGCTCAAAAATCAAATCTATTTTTCGGGACAGGTCTAATGTCAGATCAAAACCAAGTAAAAGTAATTGATATGGCAGACATCGACGGAAGCCAAAACGTAAGAGTTGTAATGAGATTTACAGCAGGAATACAGCACGGTATCGGTTCTGACATCGTACTCTATTCATAATAAATAATTGTATAACAATAAAGGGTAGGTGGCAGTTTACTACCTACCTTTTTTTTTAAAATAAAATAACATTATGGCTTGTGCATTAACAACAGGAAGAAAGTTACCGTGTAAACAATCAGTAGGTGGAATAAGAACTGCATACTTTGCAGCATTTGGTACACTTGGTACAGCAACTATTTCAAATGGAAATATTTCAGCTTTAGCAGGTACGCCAGCATTTTACAAATATGATTTAAAAGGCGCTAACAGTTCATTAACAACAAATATTATTAGTTCTAGAGATACAGGTACTACTGTATATGAAACAACACTAGAATTAACTTTTACGCACTTAGACGTAGCAACGCAAGAAGAATTAAAATTACTTGCAGCTGCTAGACCTCACGTTGTGATAGAAGACAACAACGAAACAGCTAACTATTTTATGGTTGGTTATCATCAGGGAGCCGAAGTTACTGCTGGTACGATAGTGACAGGTGCAGCTTACACTGATTTAAGCGGATTTACGTTGACGCTAACAGCAACGGAAGTAATACCACCTCTATATATTACAGGTAGTGTAGTTACTACGTTAGCTAACGCATCACAAATAGATCCAACAGCATAACAGTTTGTTTTGTGTGTTTTAAAAGGGGGTTTTTATAGCCCTCTTTTTTATTTTATAAAAAACCTTATTTTTAGTATTATATATATATGAAGATATTGACAACCAGTGCAGGTAACCAAACACTTACGTTTATACCAAGAGAATACCCAAGTAGCGTAAAAATGACGCTTAGGGATACAAGCACTAATGCCAGTAATTCAATAAACAGCTTAACACTAACAAAAAGTAACGATAAGGCATCTATAACTACTGCTTTTACAGTATCAAGCGCTCCATTAGTAGAGGGTAGGTTTTATGATTTAACTATTATAAAAGGTCTAGGAGCAAATTGGGATACATTTACTACACAGTGGGAAGCAGCAACAGATAATTGGGAATCAGTTACATCTACAGAAACAACTATATATTTAGATAAAATATTTTGTACGGACCAAACAATTGACCAATCTGAAAACAGTTATTACGATATTAATAACGGAGAATATACACAAACAACAAGTTATCCTAGCGATGATTATATAATAATAAGCTAATGAGTAATATAAAAATAGTTAATTTAAGTACGTACACCTCACCTAAAATTACAGAAACAAAAAACAAAGATTTTGTATCGTACGGTGAAGATAACGATTATTACCAATATTTAATAGATCAGTATCAAGGTAGCCCAACTAATAACGCAATTATTAATGGTATTACTGAAATGATTTATGGTAAAGGGTTAAATGCTACTAATAGTGATAAAAAACCTATGGAGTATGCAGAAATGGTTACTTTATTTAAAAAAGATGACATTAAAAAAATATGCGCTGACTTTTATTTATTAGGTCAAGCTACAATGCAAGTATATTATAATGTAGATCGTAGTAAAATTGTAAAAGTAGAACATTTTCCAGTACAAACACTAAGGGCAGAAAAAGCTGACAAAAAAGGTGATATAAAAGGTTTTTATTATTTTCACGACTGGGCTAAATACACAAACAGGGATAAATTAACAAGGATTCCAGCATTTGGCAAAAGTACAAACAGTGCTATTGAAATATTATGTATAAAACCATATAGAGCAGGTTATTTTTATTATACACCTGTAACATATCAAGGTGCGTTACCTTATTGTGAGTTAGAAGCAGAAGTTGCTAACTACCATATTAATAATATACAAAATGGTATGAGTCCTTCAATGTTATTGAATTTTAACAACGGTACACCTGATGAAGAAGCTAGAGAATTAATTGAAAGGCGTATATATGAAAAGTTTAGCGGAAGTAGTAATGCAGGTAAATTTATATTAGCATTTAATGATAACGCAGAGAGTGCAGCAACTATTGACCCTGTACAATTATCAGACGCACACAACCAATACCAATTTTTAAGTGATGAAGCTACAAATAAAATACTTGTAGGACATAGATTATCATCGCCACTATTATTAGGTATTAGAACGCAAAATAATGGCTTAGGAAGTAACGCAGATGAGCTTAAACAAGCTAGTATATTATTTGACAATATGGTAATAAGGGTACAACAAGAATATATATTAGATGCACTTGATAAAATATTAGCATATAACGATATTTCACTAAACCTATACTTTACAACGTTACAACCGTTAGAGTTTACTGACTTAGACGGTAATATTGTAGATGATGAAACAAGGGAAGAGGAAACTGGTGTTGACTTAGAAGATAAAGCAGAATTATCAACTGTTAAAACAGCACTACAAGAATTTATTGAGTTAGGTGAAGATGAGGATTTAGAAAACTGGGAATTACAAGAATCTGCACCAGTAGATTATGATAAAGATGAAGAACTTAATGAAAAACTAATGTTATCTGACGTAAGTCAAGGTACAGCTAGGTCAAATGCAAAAAGTGAGCAAGACGGTACTAACAACAAAGGTTATAAATTTAAAGTAAGGTATGCGTATGCACCTGCAAAATATGATGACGAAAGCAGGGAGTTTTGTAAAGATATGGTTGATGCAGGTAAAATATACCGTAAAGAAGATATATTACAAATGAGTTCAAAAGCGGTAAATCCTGGATGGGGTGAAGGCGGTGCAAACACTTATGATATTTGGTTATATAAAGGCGGTGGTTCTTGTAGGCATTTTTGGGAACGTAGAGTTTATATGGCTAAAACAGTTACACCTGATGCTAAAAACCCTAGATCAGAAATTAGTGTTAATGAAGCAAAGCGTGAAGGGTTTACACCAGAGGTTAATGAAAAAAAAGTAGCGCAAAGAACAAGAGATCAAAAAAATAGAGGGTTTAAGAAGAAAAAAGATTTTACAACACCGAAAGGTAAAGCATTTTAATAATGGCACAAGTATTATTTATAAAAGTAAGTACATTAAAAAAGAATACAATTATTGATGGGAATGTTGATGTTGATAAATTGTTACCGTATATGAAAATAGCACAAGAAATACATATACAAAACTTTTTAGGAACAAAACTATACCAAGCATTAGAAACAAAAATAACTAACGATAATTTAACAGGGCATTATTTAACACTTGTTAATAGTTATGTACAACCTGCATTAATACATTTTGCAATGATGGATTATCTACCATTTGCTGCATACCAAGTTAAGAACGCAGGAGTTTTTAAACATATAAGCGAAAATGCAGAAAGTGTTACAAAAAACGAAGTAGATTATTTAGTAAATAAAGAGCGTGAGTTTGCAGAATATTATATAAGAAGAATGATTGACTATTTAAGTTTTAATAGTACACATTTTCCAGAGTATAATACAAATGTAAACGAAGATGTTTATCCAGATAAAGATAATTTATTTAACGGTTGGGTTTTATGAAAAGGTACAAAGTAAAAAAGATAAATATTATAAAATTAAAAGAGTATATAAAAAAAAAATTAAAAAATGGCAAGTCTAACAGGTAATTCTATAAGCAGTACATATACGTCGCTTTTAAAGGTTGGTGATAATGGCACTTTGGCTGCTTCCTTACAATCAATAACAGATGGTGCAGGTAATTCGTCAGGTATTAGTTTAAATACAGCAGGCGCACTTACAGCAACAGGCACAATCACAGCAAATGCTTTTGCAGGTCCTCTTACAGGAAACGTAACTGGAAATTTATCAGGTACAGCAAGTTTAGCATCTAATTTAACAGGTACGCCAAATATATCTGTAGGTACAATATCAGCAAGTGGTGCAATCACTGGTAATTTAGTTGGTAATGTTACTGGAAATGTAACAGGTAATGTAAGTGGGAGTTCAGGCAGTACAACTGGTAATGCAGCAACGGCAACAGCTTTACAGACAGCACGTACTATTGCAGGAGTATCTTTTGACGGCACAGCAAATATTTCACTAGACACCTCTAACATAACAGAAAATGCTAGTTTTTTATATTATACAGCAGAAAGAGTAGATGACCAAGCTAATACATTAATTCAAGCTGGCACAGGTATTACAAAAACATATGACGATACTGCTGGGACATTAACGATAGCAAACAATGCCCCGGATCAAACAGTGGCACTAACTGGGGGTACAGGTATCACAACTAGCGGTACGTACCCTAACTTTACAATAACAAATAGTGCGCCTGACCAAACAGTTGCTTTATCAGCTGGGTCAGGTATAACAGTAAGTGGTACGTATCCAAATTTTACTATTGGTAACAGTGGTTCAGGTATTGCTTTAACAGATTTATCAGCTACAGATGCAGGCGGTCTAGGTAGTTTTAGTTATAATAATTCAAGTGGTGTCTTTACTTACACAGGAGCTTCGGACAGTGACGTTAGAGGTTTAATTAGCGTAACAGATTCAGGTGGTGATGGTTCTCTAGCATATAATAATTCTACTGGGGTTATTACATATACAGGTCCAAGTCAGTCAGAAGTACAAGCCCATATAACTAAATCATATGTAGATGGATTAGGGATCGCTGCATCTACTGCTGCTACACTTGCAACACCAAGAACAATCAACGGAACAGCTTTTGACGGTAGCGCAAATATAAGTTTTGACACAGATTCTGTAAGTGAGGGGAGTAATAATTTATATTATACTGCTGAGCGTGTTGACGATCAAGCAAATACACTTATACAAGCAGGAACAGGGATTACAAAAACGTATGATGACGCAAACGGCACACTTACGATAGCTAATAATGCACCAGACCAAACTGTTGCTTTAACAGGCGGTACTGGCATAACAACATCAGGAACATACCCTAATTTTACAATTACTAACAGCGCACCAGATCAAACGGTAGCTTTAAACGCAGGTAGTAATGTAACAGTTAGCGGAACATACCCTACATTTACAATAGCAGCTACTGACACACAAACTGATTCATTTAAAACAATATCAGTAAGCGGTCAATCTGATGTTGTAGCAGATAGTGCAACAGATACTTTGACTTTAGCAGCTGGTAGTAATATGACAATTACAACAGCAGCAGGTTCTGATACAATAACTTTTGCAGCTACAGATACAAACACAACGTATAGTGCAGGAACTGGTTTAGCATTAGGCGGAACAACTTTTAGCTTAAATGCAGGTTTAAACAACTTAACTGACGTAACAATAACAAATCCAGCAGCAGGACACGTATTAATATATGACAATACAAATTCAATATTTGAAAATGCAGTATTAACTGCTGGTAGTAACGTTACTATAACAAATGCAGATGGCGCAATAACTATTGCATCTACTGACACTAATACAACTTATACAGCTGGTACAGGTTTAAGTTTATCTTCAACTACATTTAGTTTAGATTCAGGGTTAAATAATTTAACAGATGTTAATTTAACATCACCTGCGGCAGGACATTTAATGATTTATGATAACACAAATAGTTATTTTGAAAATGCAACACTTACAGCAGGTACAGGTATTGGTATTACAAACGCTGATGGTAGTATTACCATAGCAAATACTGCAACTGGTGATAATGCTTTTGGTAATATTGCTGTATCAGGTCAAACTACAATAGCTGCTGATAGCACAAATGATACGCTTACTATTGCCGCTGGTAGTAATGTAAGTTTAACAACAAACGCTGGAACTGATACTTTAACAATATCTGCAACAGCAGGTGCTAATACAATAGCAATTGATACATACACTGGTAACGGTAGTACAGCAGCATATACATTAAGCAATAGTGCAAGTAGCGAAAACGAATTATTAGTATATTTTGATGGTGTTTATCAACTACACAGCTCATATACTGTATCAGGTACAACTTTAACGTTTGATACTAACGTACCTAATGGTACAAGTATTGAGGTTATGCACCTTGTAGCAGTTAATTTAAGTAATGTAGTAGAAAGTATTACAGGTGGTGACGGTATAACTGCATCTGCAGGAACTGGTGATGTAACTTTAAGTTTATCATCAAGTACGCCAAACGCATTTACAATAGGCGGTAATGGTAGCACAGGCGGTGTAACAATAAATGACGGAAGCGTACAAATAAGATCTAATACTGGTAATGTAGCAGAAATGAGGTTTTATTGTGAAGTTAGTAACGCACACTATCAAACATTAAAAGCAGCACCGCATAGTGCAGCAAGTAGTGCAGTATTAGTATTACCAACTGCATCAGGTAATTTAATAGGGACAGGAGATACAGGTTCAGTATCAGCTACAATGTTGGCTACCGATTCAGTACAAACTGCAAAAATTGTTGATTTAAATGTAACTACTGCAAAAATAGCAAATGATAATATTACACACGATAAATTAGAAAATAGATATACTGCATTATCTGCATTAGGTAGTAATACATCTTTTGCATTAGATTTTAGTGCAGCCACAACATTTACAGCAACAGCTAGTGGTAATGCAACATTTACATTTAGTAATGCAAAACAAGGTCAAGTTATAGATTTAATCTTAACAGGTAACCATACAATAACATTTAGTCAAACTAACGCAACATTTAATAAAGTAGGTTCTACTGATTATGACGGTAGCACGAATAATTTAGTACAAATAGTATGTACTAATGATTCTGCAAACCCAATTTATATGTATTCAGTACAACCATACGCAAGTGATCCAACACCATAATAATATGAGAGCAAATAATATAAACGGAGAAATAAAAATATTTAATAAATTACCATCAACTTGGAATGGTATAAAACACTATATGGGTGGATTTGCAAGTTCGCCAGTAGAAGTGTTAGAAGAAGAAGGTTTTTACGAAGTAGCAGACCCTAACTATGATCCTGTTACAGAAAAACTAGGTGACTTATATTTAGAAGGAAATAAATATTATTATAAAGTTGAAGCAAAAACTTGGACTCAAACTTTAAGCGAATTAAAAGAAAGTAAAATTAAACATCTAAAAGATGACGCTAATTTAAAACTAAAAGAAACAGATTGGTACTATATAAGAAAATTAGACAGAGGTATTGATGTACCACAAGAAATAGAAGATGAAAGAGCAATAATAATAAACAATATAAATGATCACGAAATTGCTATAAATAATTTAACAAAAAAACAAGACGTAGTAAAATATGAGTTTAAATAAAAGGTTATTTGCAGGGGGGTTACCACCAGTAGAAAACGCATTCAATGTAGTTACTTGGACAGGTACAGGATCTTCACAATCAATTACAGGTCTTGGCTTTAAACCTGACTTAATTTGGTTGAAAAATAGAAACAATCCAACGGCACATCAACACAACCTTATAGATTCAACTAGAACAAATGGTTACACTTTACATACAAATTCAACTGATGTTGCTGAAAGTGCAGGTACTAATATGATTACTGCTATAGGAACAGATGGATTTACATTAGGTACAGACAATGCAGTAAATCAAAATGGATATGACTATGTAGCTTGGTGTTGGAGAGCAAATGAGGGAACAACAAGTACAAATACTGATGGAAGTATTAATTCAACAGTACAAGCAAACACAGACGCAGGATTTTCAATAATTAATTATACTGGAGATAATGGGGGTATTGGTGGCTCTGGTACTGTAGGACACGGATTAAATGGTACGCCAACTTTTATTATTGGCAAATCAATTAACTGGGCAAATAATTGGATAGTTTATTTAAATGACGGATCTGATCATTATCACGGATATTTAGACAATGATGGTGCTTTAAATGTAAATTCAAGTAATACACAAGTAGGTACACCAAATGCTACAACAATAGGTTTAAGTCACATTGGGACAAATAATAATGGATATAGTTTTATGTATTATGCGTGGCAACAATTAGACGGATATAGTAAATTTGGATCTTATACAGGGACAGGAAGTTCAGGTAATGCACAAAATATTGGTTTTGAACCTGGATACGTAATGATTAAATCACTTGCACAATATAATTGGGAGATTTATGATACTAAAAGACCGTCAGGATCAATAACAGGTAGATATATGCTTTTAGCAAATGCAACAGATACAGAATATACAACAAGTGCCGTTCATATAGACATAACATCAACAGGATTTAGTTTTCCTAATGCATATGATGGAACTAATAAATCTAGTCAAAAATATATATATATGGCTTTCAGAACAGCTAATTAATTAAATAAAAAAAAATGGCAACAACTAAAGTAACAACAAACGTAATAGCAGATGACGCAGTAACAACCGCTAAAATATTAGACGACAATGTTACATACGCTAAAATGCAAGACACAAGCACTAATAATAGAGTATTAGGTGCAGCTTCAGCAGGTACAATAGCAGAAGTACAAGTGGCAACAGATATGATCGCTGATAATGCAGTAAATTATGAAAAAGTAGATGATGAATTTACAACAGTAGACGCTTTAAGTGCAGGTGCAACTGTTGCAGTAGATTTTGACGCAGCACAAGTATTTACGCTAACACCTGACCAAAATACAACTTTAAATATTACTAATCCTAAAATTGGTATAACAAAAACTTTAATAGTAACTGGCTCAGGCGGAAGTCGTACAATAGCTTTTACAGTAGGTGGTGCATCAGGTACATTTAATAAAATAGCAGGGGATTATGATGACACAAGTTCTAAGAAAAATTTAATACAAATAACCTGCGTAGCAGCTACAGAGTTTTGGTACGCAATAAATCAAATAGCAAGTTAATATGTTTGGACAATCGTTAAATATGGGGTCACTTGCCGCAAGTGGAACAGAATTAAACTATCTGGTACTTGCAGGTGGGGGTGCAGGTGGAGGTTCTTACGGTGGTGGAGGAGGTGCAGGTGGTTACCGTACATCTACTGGTACATCTGGTGGAGGTGCTTCAGCTGAAGATCCCCTTATTATAGAAGATGGAAATTATATAATTACAGTTGGCTCAGGTGGAAGTCCTGTTCAAGGTACACAAAAAGGTAATAACGGTACTGATTCATCAATAGCAGGTCCAGGAATAACTACGGTTACATCAGTAGGTGGCGGTGGAGGTGGAACAGCAGGAAGTGCAACAGGTGGTTATAATACAACTTTTGTTGTAGGGCAAGACGGTGGATCAGGTGGTGGAGGTGGAACTCTAGCACAAGTTAGCCCATATACAGTAGCAGGTGGGGCAGGAACATCAAATCAAGGTTATGGTGGTGGTACAGGAGGTCTAGGTTCATTCAATGGTACAACAGGTGCTGGAGGTGGAGGAGGAGCAAGTGCTGCAGGTGGTAACGGTAAAACAACAGGTTATAGGCTTGGGGGTGACGGTGGTAATGGTGTAGCAAATTCAATAACAGGTTCATCTGTGACTCGTGCAGGTGGAGGTGGTGCAGGAAGTGAAGGGTCGCCTGGAGGATCAGGTGGGTCAGGTGGTGGTGCAGACGGTGGTATTGCTAGTTCAACACAAGGTAGTGACGGAAGTACAAACCTCGGAGGAGGAGGAGGTGGTAATGGTAACAATTTATCACTTGAAAGTGGAGCTGGTGGATCAGGTGTTGTTATTTTAAAAATAAAATCTTCTGATTATAGCGGTACAGTTGCAGGATCTCCAAATGTAAGTACAGAAGGCGATTATAAAATATTAACATTTACTGGTTCAGGTGTATATAGACACGGTGCAGGTAGTATATCTTCAACCTCAAATGTAGAATGGCTAGTTCAAGCAGCAGGTGGTGCAGGGGGTGGTGGTTCATTCACTAACGCTAATGGTGGCGGTGGAGGGGGTGCTGGAGGATTGCGTACATCTTACGGATCTAATTCAGGTGGTGGTGCATCAGCTGAAAGTAATATTACACTTATACCTGGAACTTATGTAGCTACTATTGGTGGTGGTGGAAGAGGATTATCAGGTGCTCCAGATTGGGGAACAAAAGGAAATATATCAAAATTATTTGGACCTGGAGTAAATATATCATCAAAAGGTGGTGGTGGAGGTCAAATAGAAGGCTCAGGACAACAAGCTCAAGACGGTGGTTGTGGTGGCGGTGGTGTTGCTACTGCAAATAATCCAGGATCAGGAACTGCTAATCAAGGGTACGGAGGTGCTAATGGTGGTACTACTGGATCAGGTGGCGGTGGTGGTACTGGCGCAGCAGGTAGTGCAGGTGTAACAACCAGTGGTGGTGCAGGTGGTACTGGTGTTTCAGTTTCCATAACAGGTGCAGGCACTTATTATGGTGGCGGTGGCGGTGGCGGTCGTTATCAATATGACGGAGGTTCAAATGGTGCAGGAGGTAATGGCGGTGGCGGATCTGGTCAAGGTATAGCTAACGGAACAGCAGGTACAGCGAACACAGGCGGAGGTGGCGGTGGTGCTGGTAATGCAGGTTCTGCTAGAGATGGTGGTAATGGTGGATCAGGCGTAGTAATATTAAGATTACCAACGGCAGATTATAGTGGTGTAACTACTGGATCACCAACAGTAACAACATCAGGAAGTGATACAATAATAAAATTTTCAGCAACAGGTACTTATGTACACGCTTAAAAAAACAAATTAAATTAAATAAAAATGGCACATTTTGCAGAAGTTGGCGACAACAATATAGTAAGGAGGGTACTAGTAGTACATAACAACGAATTAATGATTGGTGATGAAGAAAATGAGAACAAGGGTATTGATTTTTTAGAAATGTTATATCATCATAGAAACTGGGTACAATGTTCGTATAATTCTAATATAAGGTATAATTATCCAGGAATAGGTTACCACTGGGATCCTGAAAATAATGCTTTTTATGCACCGCAACCATACCCAAGTTGGTCACTAAATGAACAGTTTCGTTGGGAAGCGCCTATACCATACCCTGAAGATGATAATAAATATGAGTGGGACGAAGCAAACCAACAATGGAAAATAATAGAAATAACAATTTAATGTAATGAATGGATTTGAACCAACAATATTAGGAATTAGTGTTTATATAATTACAATAGCAGAAATAAATCAATATTTACAAGGGTTACTAATAATAGCAACGTTGGTTTATACGATAATAAAGATTCATCAGCTATTAAATAAAAAATAATTAACTTTAATAAAAATAAAATTATGAAAAACTTTTTAAATAAAATTTGGAAAGGGTTACAAGAAGCATTCTGGCTTCAAGTACCTTA